GTTCCGCTCGGGCCGAGCGACCGTCTTTCCGGCTGTCAGCGGGGCCTCGCGGCTTGCCCGATCTCTGATAAAGAGCCGGGAGGTTTAACCCTCCCGGCAACACACACAGAGGAGAACACGGCAGATAGTACGACGACCATCTGCCGGATGCAACTATTCCTCGGTGACTTCCGGATTCGCCATCCGGTTGAGCGCCATCATCTCCTCGATGGCACTCTGGCGCACACGCTGATCTTGATGCATATACCGATTCATAAACTCCTGATCGGCAAACAGCGAGGCCACCTTGTTCTTGGCCTGCGCCGGGGTCAACGCACCGCTCGACGGGGTGTCGCTGCCCACAAAGTCAGCCTCGCCAAACTTGGCACCGATGGCGTGGAACAGCTTCATCACCTTTGCAGTGCCGATCGCCCGTTCGAGCGAGTCAAAGGTCGCCTCGTCGATCCCGGCTTCCTTGCCGAACTTTAGCACCGCACGCTTGGCGAGCTCTTCGTTCTGGGCAGCAGCCGCGCCCCACTCGCCCTTGAGCGCCGAATACTCGGCCTCGGACTGCTTGGAGAATGCCTCGTCAGCCGCCTCAATGCGCGAGCCCGAGGCTTGGTTCCACCACTCCGCAAGCCCCTTGGCCTGTTTCGTGGTAAGCCCGAGCTCGTGCAGCACTGGGGCCGCAGCCTGCGCGAACGAGCCGTCATCGCCATCCGGCACCGGCAGCTCGTACTTGTCGGCGCTCTCTGGGCGACCGAGCCGGTTGTAGACCGTGCTCCACCCATCAGCGTCATCGTCGGACTTGGGGGCAAGAATGGTGCGACCGGCCTTGTCAGCGCCGAACACCTTCTCGAGGTTTTGATAGGACAGAAGCGCGTCAGCCGGTCCCTTCCACCCCTTCGCCTTGACCAACTCGCCGAGTTGGCCCGTGGTGGTGGGGTCGAGACCTTCCGGCGCGTACCATGCAGGAGCCGCTGCCGGAGCAGTCGGGTTGCCTGCGGGTGCAGACCCTTGTTCGTCACTCATCTCTGAAGTCCTCTTGCAGATTGGTCAAGGTTCTTTCGTCCAGGTGCAGCGCCTCGACAATCATCTGCACCGTTTCCTGTCGGCCAACCATCCGGCCAACTTGGAACATGTCCACCTGAGCTCCGGGCGATGCCGGAGGCTTTCCGAGTCGTGCGAACCGTTTCAGATGCGCGACCACAATCCGGCCATCGTCTGACAATTCGTTGCTCTGGGGGTTGAGGAACAGCCGCTTGTAGGCGCGGCTTCTCCACAGTATCTGACGGATACGCGCCAGCATGTGATTCATTTTCGATTGTCGTCCTGACGGAAGGCTTTGCCGCCGCAGCCGGGGGCATCAGTGTACCACCCATGATGGACAGCATGCGCACACCAGACACGCTCCTGCTTGTGCGTGAGCGGTGCCGACCACCAGCACAACCGGCAGAGCAAAGTCGATGGTAAAGTTTGGTCTGGGATATTCAACAATCACCCGAACTTGCGGCGCAAGTAGTCCATAGACAGAGGCATCAGGTCATAGCTCCCGGCGCGGACCTCATTGAGCACCACGATGCCAGACCACTCAGACCGCTGAACATCATCCGATCGATAGCCCTCGTGGTCAATGTAGAACCGACCGCAGACTAACCCGTGCTTTACATGGTCGGGGTATTGTTTCGACCCGTAAAGAAAGCCCTGCTGGTGCCCCTGCACAAAGCTCGAGCCAATGTGCCCGAGGCGGCTCGTAATTGTGCCGCCAATGGGGCGGCCGGAAAAAGGGTTCGGGAAATAATGGCAGTATTTGATGCCGTCGATCTCGACAATCTCGAGGAACTTAGGGCGCTCCCAGTCGAGCGTCTCGCAGTTGTGCGACCCTATAATTCCCTGCCACTTTGGCTCGCGCTTTGCCACACGGTCGGCGCGAACCTCGTGGTTGCCTGGGATGAAGACCCTGCGCGGGTTCCAACACTTGCGCTTTCCGCGCACGCGCCGTTCCTGCTCGGCCATCATCGGGGCGCAGAGTCGCCGGAATGCCTCGTTCCCGGCCTCGACATCTTCCTTATACCGGGTGCCCTCGAGCTCCTCGGAGCCGGGTTCGCTGTGCGAGTTTAGGCTAGGGAAGTCCCACCAGTCGCCGATGCAGACGATGACATCCGGCTGGTACTCGACGATGGCGCGTGCGGCCCACTCGACGTGCTCTGTGTTGGCCCCCGGCTTGATCTGCGCATCGGGGATTATGAGGTGCCGCTTGGGAATCATTTAGCAGCCGTGGTGAACGTCTGGAGCGCCTGGTGCAAGAGCGACCCGAGATTGTCCACGAACACCTCGCAATCGTTGAGCGGGTGGTTCATTTCCGAAAGCAAACAATGGCCGAGCTCGTGACAGAACACCTGACCAATCTCTGTATCGCCAAGGTCTCCTCGCAGGTCGATACGGTGTCGGCTGGGGTCATAGATCCCGACCGCCGCCTTCGGGTGTCGCCACTTGGACAGCGGGATGATGCGGACCGTGACTTGGTGCCCGTGGATCTGAAACCGGCGCGGGATGCCGAGCTTCTTGTAGCGGTCTACTCTAGCCACCGCTGAAGCTCCCCGAGGCGCTCGGCGTCGCGCTCACAGGCGGCAAGGTGGGAAGCAAGAGCCTCTCCAACCTCTCCCGCGTCGCCGGACTCTCCGGGGGCGTCATCAGGGACGGAGGAGGCGGGACAGGCTCCGGGCATGGCACCAAAGTCACGCAGCCTGCGAGCAAGCTCGCGCCCACGGCGATCAGCTGCGTCCAGTTTAAACTCGAGGTCACGCTCTACCCCCTCGCGCCTTGTGATGTCCGCTTGGTATGCCGCATGAGCCGCAGCCAGAGTCTCCCTCGCGGCCTTCTCAGACTTGGCGATAGCAGCGGACCAGTCTGCCCTGACAGCCGCAGATCCAGCGTCACGGCCTGTCCGGTACGCATACGAGAACCCGAACCACCCGGCAGCAAGTAGGGCGACGGCAACCGCCGCCCAAACCTTCACGCCTGCGGCTCGCCCTTGCGCTTTGACAGCACCGACCACACAGCAGCAGCGATCGTGGCGACAGCGCCAGCAACAGCGGCAACCGTCTCGGCATCTGCAACGCCCTTCCCGACCAGATAACCACCGATGGCGGCAACAACAGCACGGACAATGCCCGCGATTTGTTCAGCATTCATGGTTCACCTCTCCCTTAGATACGATCAGTTGATGGATAAACGAACAGATTTCGCTCTAGGATGCTGGAAATGAGGGTATTCGCGACCCCTTTTCCACCGACCCGCCCACTCGAGACCCGCAGCCTCGCCAATCTTGCCCACCTTCTGCCACATAGGGTCGGCAGCGTTCCACACCAGCTTGCCGTTCGCGAGCGGTACCACATCGACCGCCAGACTCGCAGGCTTGCCGCCGACCCGGAAGTTGTGCATCGAGCGACCGGGAAGCGCATTCGTCAACCGGCGACCAGGCTTCGTCCGTGAGATGGCATAGAGCGCGGCCTGTTCCTCGTTCGATCGGTAGGTACAGGTCACCAGCAGGTCGATGCCCTCAAGCTCCACACTCGCGAGGAAGTCCACGACCAGCGGACGCATCAGCGGGTGCAGGTCCTCAAGTCGACGGCTGCTCATCAGAAGAACACGAGTTTCGCAAGGATTGCAGCCATACCAGTCAACAAAGCGAGCGCAATCTTGATGAGCAGATGCTGCACCCCATCAACGCGCTTGTTCATATCAACACGGCTCGATGCAATGGTCGTGCGCAACTCAAGGTGATCGTCACGCAACCGACTGTAACGCTCGGCGCACACATCCTCGTGTGAACGCAGCCGACCCTCTACCTCTCGCAGCCGATCCGGCCATGAGTCGGGATTTGTCATTGCAGCACCGTCCTCGTAGTACATGGTCACAAGACCTCACGCCGAGGCGCAGAGGCCGCAATCTGCTCGGCCCTGGCAAACCGCTCCGCAGCCTGACCCGCAAGCGGAGCCGCCGCGAGAAGCTGCTGCATCTGCGCGGCCTGCTGCTCTGCCATGTCCATAGCCTCAAGCTCCTCGTCCGTCCGCAGCGCCTTGGCTGGGACATTGTTCGCCTCGGCGATGACCTTGAGTGCCTGGTCAGCGTTGATGCGTCGCAGCACCTTGATGTCACCCGACGCCTGCGCCACCGGCAGGATGGCCTCGATGGTGCGCAAGATGCCCGCTGCTTCCTCGGATTTCATCAGCCGGGCAAGCGGCCCGGTGTACTTGGGCAGAATCTCGCCACCCGCCATCACATAGTCAAGCAGCATCGGGGGCGGTTCCGGCAGTACACCAGACGCCGACAGCAGGTCCAACTCGCGCTCAATGATGGGGCCGACGAACTCCGACTGCTGGCGACCCATCGTAGGCCCAAGCAGAGCGCCCTTCTCCTGCGCCCGCTGCATGACCTCGGTCGCCGTCATCACCCGCGGACTCTCCACCAGAATCTGGAACAGCGTGACAAGGAACGAATCGTTCACCGCCTTGCGCTTCTGGTCGGCCATCTCCATGCCAATCGGCAGGTTGCCACCCGTCATCAGGGGTTGAACCAACGGCGTACCGTCCTCTCGGAGGTAGCCGTAGTTCAGTGCATTGGGGCGTACCGAGAAAGCATTAAGGGCTCCCTCCTCGGACAGAATGAGCGGCGGGTCGACCATGCGGTGCGCCATCCGAAGCATGGTCTTTTCCATTTCCTGCAGAGACTTGATGTCGGCGAGGGCCTCCATCGCAGGTGATCGCCCATAAATCTCTCGCGGGCCGGTGACATACCGACCCACTGCATACGGCATCGTCCGGTACCCGCCCTCTACAAGCATCGTCTGACCCTCGCGGGCGACATACCGGGACATATACCGCATCCCATCGGGACCGGCCTTGCCAGACCTGTACTCGTCGTTCGGCTTCACGCAGTGGATGAACTCAAACAGATCGTTCGCCCGAGCGCCGTCCGCAGCCTTGATGCCTCGAGGGAGCTTGTCCGCCCAGCCCGGAACCTGCATCGCCTGACGCGCCGTCAACTGGAAGCAACGGTACACCGTGTCTACCCGGCCCGTGTGGTCGAGGTCGATGACAATCTCGGAAAGCGGGATGGCGCGATACCGCAGCGTCACGCCGGGAATCTCGTCGATGAAGAGCACCGAGGTACCGAACGCGCCGAGACTCAGGTAGCACTCGAACGCCTGACTCGCGAAGTTCGCGGTCGGCGCATACCGCTGCCGGAACAGCAGGTCACGCAGGGAATCGCACCAGCGCTGCACCTGCACATTGTCATCAAGGTCCGGGATGCCCGTATGCAGCCCGTGCCACATCTGGGTCGCGGGGGTCAGCATCGAGTCCATCGCCGCCGCAAACCGGGGCAGAGCACGTTGCGCCGTTGAGTCGAATATCTTCTCCGACCGCTTCTCGCCCGGTGTGCGCTGGCCGGTCATCTCGGCCATCGACGGCCAGACCCGCTCGGCAACTTCCTGCCAGTGCTGCTCCCACGTCCCACGCGCACCCTTGAGCCGGTCGTACCCCTGCAGAACGTCTTGTGCGCGTGAGTCCATCGTCACTCCCAAAGCAGGAAGTAGCCGTTCTCGAGCGCGAGATTGTCTCCGTTCTCGGCTACGAG